GCGAGTACTACACTCCAAACGATTCACAATGGCATATTGATAAATTAGGTCAAATTTATAAGTTCAATACGGACATTCCAGCAATGAAAATACCAGAACGAACGTTATTTTTACTTCAAGAAATAGGGGTTAAAGTAACTCAAAACGAGTTTATTACAATTAAAATTCATGATGGTTTATATGATGATTCAAATAAGTTCTACTTTATGTCTGGTCAAAAAGAAACAAGATTAAGAACACACTTACCATTATTAATGCATCAAGCAGATCATATGGCAGCTCAAATTGAATTTGAGTTATGGGACAATTCAGCTAACCCAAAGTCTACTTCTAAACCAGCAAACGCTACTAAAGGTGATAAAACACTTAGAACAGCTAAAAAAATCAACGCAGAAAATAACCCAAACTTATCAAAAGCAACATTAGGTGTAATTGATTCGTTTTTTAAAGATTAATTATGATAGTACTTAGTATATTATTAACAGCAGTAATAATAACTTCTTTTTTTATTATTAGAAATTTAATAAAACAAAATGAAAAATTAGAGGATTTTGTTAATAAACAAAGCGATGCTATAAATGCTTGTAGTAAAAGGTTACAAGAAATAGATGATAAAGGTGTATTTTATGCCGATGATGAAATAGGATGGTTTTTTAATGAAGTACAAAAGATACAAGACGCTTTAAATGAATTTACGTTAAAATAAAAAATTTACATGCTAAACAAAACCAAATGGGCCCCCCAACCCCCTCCTGAACCAGTAGATACTGGTTCTTCTGCGCCCCAACCAAAAAGAAGAGGTAGAAAAAAAACCAAAAAACAATACTTTACATCGGATACAGATGTAGCTATAAAAGAATATTTAGCTTCTTCTAACCAAGAAGAAAGAAACAAAATATTCAGAACAAGAATTTGGTACCCTTTTTATAAATTAGCAGAAAATTTAATACACACATTCAAGTTCTACTATACAGAAGTAGATGATTTAGAAGATTTAAAACATGAAGTAATTTGTTTTCTTTTAGAAAAATTAGACTATTTTAAACCAGAAAAAGGCTCTAAAGCATTTAGTTATTTTTCAATTGTAGGTAAAAATTATCTTATTCTTTATAATAATAACAATTACAAAAAGAAAAAAGCAAAAGTAGATATCTTAGCAGCAGATGAAGATGATGGTGTTTTATATCAATTAGGTAGAGATGAACGAAAAGAAGAAATAAAAGATTTCATAAATTATTTCACAGAATATATAGATAAACATATGTTTACTATATTTAAAAAAGTAAAAGATAGGAAAGTTGCGGATGCTATTAATATAATATTTAAAAGAAGAGAAAATATAGAAATATTTAATAAAAAAGCTCTTTATATTTATATAAGAGAAATAACAGATGTAGAAACTCCTGTAATAACTAAAGTAACTAAGATACTTAAAAAATATTACAAAAAATTACACTCTGAATACCATGAAACAGGGTATGTAAAAATCTAATTCCTTCCATATTTATAATAAAGCGATATGGATTCATTAAACCAAATAATATTTGACGATAAATCTTTCGGAGATTTATTAAAAGAAATTCACGGCAATCAAAAGAAAAAAGCAACCCAACTTGCTTCCTTAATAGCTGAATTACGTCCTTTAGTCCAATCTTTAGGGGATGCCACTGTTGTAGTTCCCTTAATTAAAGAATATATGGAAATAAGTGTTAAGAATGATGACCAATTAATAAAAATGGCGGCTATTGTACAACGTTTATCAACAGGAACAGCAAACACAGGAGAGGGTGGTGGATTAACAACTGAAGAAATGGATCAATTAATGGATGTAGCTGAAGAAATAGCTAAAACTGTTGAAAAACCAAAACAAATAGAAGGGGGAAATGGCCGAACTTAAATCTGTAAGAGTTATAGATATTATATTAGATAGATCACATGAAAAATTTAATAATAATGATGATATTGGTACTATTTTTTTTAAACCAATAGATCAAAAATTAAGAAACATATCTATATCTACATCAGACGGACTCAAACCAGCTAAACCTTTATTTTCTTTTGTAAAAACTTTTCCTCTAATAGAAGAAATAGTATTAACAATAAAATCCCAAGGAAATTCTTCACCTCTAGATGAAGTTCATTATTATTTTCCCTCTATAAATATATGGAACCACCCACATCATGGTGCATACCCATTTGGATTAGCGAATAATGAATCACACTATGGTAATAGTGTAGAAGACTATAAAAAGGCAGAAAGGGGGATAGAAAAAAAACACAATACAAATTTAGATGAAGAAATAAGCCTAGGAAAGTATTTTCAAGAATTAGAAAATATAAGACCTTTATTACCTTATGAAGGAGATACTATATTAGAGGGTAGATTTGGAAACTCTATCAGATTTGGTGCTACTACTAATAATATAATCAACCCAAATAGGTGGAGCAAAGAAGGAAAAGTAGGAAATCCTATTACTATTATAAGAAATGGACAAGTAGGAGAAGACAAGATCCTTTCTTTAGAACCTATAATAGAAGATATAGATGGGGATGATTCGAGTATTTATTTAACTTCAAACCAACAATTAACAAATTTTACACCAGCATCTACAAATTTTAAATCTTGGGGGGCTAATTTAGAAAAAACTAAACAAACAATATTAACTCCTGTTTTAGATAACCAAATTGAACCTGAAATAATAGAACAACCACTACCCAAAGAAGAAGAACCAGTAATTATTGAACCTATTACTCTTACTTCTGAAGAAGTAGAAGAAATACCAGAAAAAACTTTTGAAGACTCCTCTAATGTAACGGAATATTATACTGATATTAATAAAATAACACCTTCATCAACAATAATATTAAATCAAGGTACTTTAAAATATAAAATAATTAATGAAGATAAAGATCCCGATTTTGAAGAATTTCAAGAGGTAGATCTAGATCAACCTATAGGAGCTAATTTTAGTTTAAAACATTTAATATCCTCTGAAAAAGCAAGCTTACCTGAATTTGGTATACATGAAGATGCTGAATTGGAAAGAGTAGGAATATATTTTCATTCAACAGGTGAAAGCGCTACAGGAGCAGTAGAGGGATATTATATAAAAGATATTATAGGATTTTATGCAGAAGTAAGTGGCCCTATGAAACATATATCTATTAAGGATTCAAATATGACTATTATTCATGAAACCCAAAAATCCTTTTCTACAAGCATACCGGATATGATAGAATTAGCGGAATCAGCTATATTTAATAATGCTTATATTGATTATAATATACCTAACCCGGGAATAAATAATTATCCTGGTATAGATTCTGATTTAATATCAGGAGAGGAAATTGTTAGTAATTTAAAAAAGGTAGTAGAAAATTGTATAGATAAAATAATGGAACAATTTCCTTCTTTAGAAATAATTTCAGCTTATAGAAGCGCTGAAGTAGATAATTGTGTAGATGCTTCCGCTGGTTTGGATCATGTAAGGGGGCATGCTATTGATTTTAGAGCCCCAGGAACAAATACATCAGAAATATTTAATTGGTGTTTTGAAAATTTAGAAGAATGGAAAGATTTAATGTGGGCTTATCCTGAAAGAGGAGAAGACTCTTGGATTCATATATCTTATAAAGAAGGAGAAAATGAAAAACATACAACTTTAGCATCAGAAATAGATTCTATACATGAATGGTATGAAAGTGATAGAAGAGGAAGTTCACAACAATACCAAGATGGAATATTAGAAGCAAACCAAGAATTAATATAAAATGCCTAATAAACCATCCCCACCAGAAGTATATCAAGGAAATCAAGTAATAATAAACTCAGATAGATTATTATTTAATGCCAAAACAGATAGTATTTTATTGTTTTCGAAACAAGCAATATCACTTAGTACTGATGGTAGTATTCATTTTGATACTAGTGAGGGGGATGACAATAATTTTATAGTCAATGCCCCTAATATTTATTTAGGTTTAGATTATAAGGATGAATTACCTACAGAACCGGCAGTAAAAGGAGATTCATTAGATATATTTTTAAATGATATGTTAGATCTTATAAATAATTTATGGGACGCTACTTTATATGAAATATCTTATACGGAAAGTGGTACTTTTACAGGACCAAATCCTATGAATAAAGGAGTAGAATCTAGAATAGAAGATCAAATAAAAGAATTAAGAAAACAAATAGAATTTATAAAAAGTAATATAGTAAAATTATCATAATGGCAGTACAACAAATAAGAAATTTAATAAATAATCAAGTTGAAAGTCCTATTTTAAAGGCAAAATCACAAATAAAAACAGAAGCAAAAAAAGAAGTTTTAAAACTTAAAGAAAAACTACCAACTATTGAAGATTTAAAATCCCAATTTTTAACTATGGCTTGTAGTGAAGCTGCTAAGAAAAAAATAGAATGGCTATATAATAAAATAGATGGTCTTTTAGAAAAATTAGAAAACATATCAGATAAAATAAGAAAAAAAATAGAAGAAATAAAAAATAAATTACAAAAAATATTAGAAGGTATATTACCTAAAATAACTCAAATATTAGGAATATTAGCTATAGCAGTTATAGCCGCTAAAATAATAGTAAAAGTAACCCCAGCGGCACAAGCAGCAAATTCAGGACCAACAACTAGTGGGTACTTAGCAACAAAATTAGCAGATATTGTAAAATGGGCTAAAGATAAGATAAGGCTTTTTGATAATGCTATAAAAGCCTTTAGAAAAAAAATTGAAAAAATAACAAAAATAGTAAAAACTATAATAACAACTGTGTTTTCAGTTTTAGGAATTATAACTCTTTTAGGGGGTGAAATAGGAAAAGCAAGAGATTTCCTTTTATTTTTATACTTAAGATATAAAAGTATATGTGAATTATCATCCCCTCCTAACGCATTAACTTCTGGAACTTGTACTATTTCAGGATATACAACTAAAGAATCATGTGAAGCAGCAGGAGGAATATTTAACAACCCAAATGAACAAATATTAGAGGGCAATACCGCTCTTATAGATATACAAACCCAAATAACTTTATTATATTATGATCTTATAAAACAGTTAGAATTAGAGGGAAAAAAGGAAATAATAGAAATAATTACAAATAATGTAACTAATTATGATATTAAACATGAGAGAAAAATAATAACAATAACTTAAAAATATTTATATTTATAATAAACAAACACAAACGTTACAAACATGAAAGCAAAAACATTTGAAAATTTACTTAGAAAGATAGTTCGCGAAGAAATTGATTATTCTCTTCGTAGAGAACTTAAAACACTTAAAGAAGACTTACGTGATGATTTAAAACCAGTAATCACAGAACATACTGAAAGACTTGTTGAAGTACCAAATACCCCAGTATCAGAAAAAGCAAAAAAGTCCTTAAGAGAAAAAATTATGGGTTCAAACCCCACACCTAAAAAACTTATACCAAAACAAAATTTTACAAACAACCTAGCTTTAAATGATCTTTTAAATGAAACAGCTATGGGGGATACAAATACGCAAGTAGCAAACACACCAGTAAGTTTATCAGAACCCTTTTCATCAGGAGCTCCATTACCTATGGACACAAGGGGGATGCCTGAAGAAGTAGCAGACGCTGTAACAAGAGATTATAGTGGTTTAATGAAAGCTATAGATAAGAAAAAAGGAAAATAATAGATGGCAATAGTTAGATCCATAAGAAGAATAAACCCTTTAGATGCTAATAAAAATGTGGTAACTATTGGGGTAGCTTTACCTTTAAATCCAAATAATATATTTCAAGGGACCCCAACAACTAAAGAACAAGTAAAAACAAACCTACTTAATCTAATCCTCACAGAAAAAGGAGAAAGACTTATGCACCCAAATTATGGTTTAGGAGTAAAAAATCTATTATTTGAACAAAACATAGAGATAGAACAATTAAAAGAAGAAGTACACACCCAAATAATGTTTTACATACCTGAAATAAATTTAATAGACACTGAAATAACAACTTCAGAAGACCAACATACAATCCAAATTAAAATAATATATAATATAAGAGATGATGCAGGATTACCAGAAGCAATACAAATTAATATAAATGATCCCTTTGTTGCATATCGTGAAGATGAATCGTTTTTCCTTGAAGGAAGAAGTACTAAGGGGGGCCATGTAACTAATACTGAATATGTAGATAATACAGCATATGGTAATACTACCCCCATTAATTTAATTTAAAAAATAAAAATGGCTTATACAAAAGTATCAAATAAAGAAGAAAGTAAAAGTATTAAATATTTAAATAAAGATTATACTTCTTTCAAAAACCAGTTAATAGAATTTGCTGAAGTTTATTTTCCTAATCATTTTAATGATTTTAGTGAAGGCAATCCCGGAACAATGTTTTTAGAAATGGCATCATATGTAGGTGATGTTTTATCTTTTTATACAGACACACAAGTAAGAGAATTATTTTTATCTACAGCCCAAGAAAAAGAAAATATATATAACTTATCATATGCTATGGGGTATAAACCCAAAGTAACTTCAACATCAGTAGTTGATTTAGATATATTTCAATTATTACCATCAAAAGATAATGGTTCTGGTATCTATATACCTGATTGGGATTATGCTTTAGATATATTAGAAAATTCATCTTTTTCATCAACTGAAGGAGTTGCTTTTTATACAAGTGAAATAACTCGTTTTGGGGTATCTTCTTCATTAAGCCCAACAGAAGTAAGTATATACCAATATGATGGCTCAAATAATCCTCAATATTATTTATTAAAAAAGAAAACAAAAGCAATATCAGCTGAAGTTTTAACAAAATTATTCACTGTAGAAGATGTTCAACAATTTAAAACACTAAATTTAAATAATAATAATATAATATCTATAGAATCTATAACAGATTCAGATGGAAATATATGGACAGAAGTTCCTTATTTAGCTCAAGATACTGTTTTTGATGAAATGGAAAATAATGCTGCTAATGACCCTGAATTATATCAATATAATTACCAAACACCTTATTTACTAAAATTAAAAAAAGTCCCAAAAAGGTTTGTAACTCGTTTTAAATCAAATAATGAATTAGAAATTCAGTTTGGATCAGGAGCGGCTGTTGAAGGAGATACTATTATAACCCCTGATCCTAATAATATTGGTTTAGGAATTAAAGACGGAAGAAATAAATTAGACGTAGCTTATGATCCTTCAAATTTCTTATATTCTAAATCTTATGGAGAAGCCCCAGCAAATACAACATTAACAGTAAAATATTTAGTAGGGGGAGGTATAAGATCTAACGTAAAAACAAATACAATAACGGGGATAGGAACACTACTTATAAACCCAAAAGCGAATTTAGCGGGGGGTTTATATAATTTTGTAAAAGGATCAATTGCTGTTAATAATTCAACCCCCGCTAGAGGAGGGGGATCAGGGGAAACAGTAGAAGAAATAAGAATGAACGCTATAGCTAATTTCTCTGCTCAACAAAGAACAGTAACTAAAAACGATTATATTATTAGAACCTTATCTATGCCAGCTAAATTTGGGGGAATAGCTAAAGCTTATATAACCCAAGATGATCAAATAACTCCTTATACAGATGAACCAAATCGTATCCCTAATCCCTTAGCTTTAAATCTATATACTTTAGGATACAATCAAACCAAACAATTATCCCTTTTAAATAACGCTACTAAAACAAACTTATCAACTTATTTAGAACAATATAGAATTCTAACAGATGCCATCAATATTAAAAACGCTTACATAATTAATCTTGGTATTGATTTTGAAATAACAACTTTTAAAAACTTTAATAATCAAGAAGTATTATTAAATTGTATAGCAGAATTAAAAGATTATTTTAATATAGATAAATGGCAAATAAATCAACCTATTATTATATCTGAAATTGAAAACTTAATAGGAGGTGTACAAGGAGTGCAAACAGTAGAAACGGTAGAATTAAAAAACCTAAATTCAGCAGCTTTAGGATATTCTGTATACAAATATGATTTTAAAGGAGCAACTAAAAAAGGAATAATATACCCATCAATGGATCCAAGCATTTTTGAAATAAAATACCCCAACGCAGATATTAACGGACGTGTAACAACATATTAAAAAATGGCACATTATTTTATATTTCCCGAAAAAGATACAACTTTATATAGTCACCCAGATAGAAAAGGCTTAAACGCAGGCCGTGATGAAATCCTTGAAATTGTAAAAGAAAAAGGAAGCACAGACGCTTATCATTATCCTACTAGAATTCTTCTTAAATTTGATAATGCCGACATAAAAACCACAATAGAAAAAATAGGATCATCAACCTTTAATGATGGTACTACAAAGACATACCTACAGTTAAATGCTATGCAGGCTAAAAACTTAGTAACTAGTTTTAATTTACAATCATATCCTATTTCAGGATCTTGGGATGAAGGAACAGGAAAATATCTAAATATACCTACAGGATCTAATGGTGGTTCATGGCTTTATAGAGATAATAGTATTGATAAAACCTATTGGCCAACAGGTAGTTTTTCAGATGGTACAACAGGATCTGTAAGCTCATCAATAGTAACAGAAGGAGGAGGAGCTTGGTATACAGGAAGTGGTTTTGTAGCAACTCAACAATTTTTAATAGGAGATGATTTAAATACAAACTTAGATGTAACAAGTATTATTCAAAAATGGAGTGCAAGTTTTTATGCTAGTCAAACATACCCAGACGGAATTGATAATAATGGTTTTATAATAATGGAGCCAAAAAGTGTAGAAGCAAATACATCAGGTAGTTCTGGTGAACTGCAATATTTTTCAGTTGATACTCACACAATATATCCCCCAAAATTAAATTTTAAATGGGATGACTCTTCATATGGTGCAAGTGGGGGTAGTATTAAAACAAGTGGAGATTTAAATGTTGTTTTATATAATCTTAAAAAAGAATATAACCAAAATGAAGAAGCATACCTAAGAATACAGGTAAGGGATAGATATCCTACAAGAACTTTTGTAACATCTTCTAATTTTTTAGATACAGGATACTTTAAGTCAACTTCCTACTATAGTATAAGAGATGGACATACAGAAGAAGAAATAATCCCTTTTGATAATACATTTACTAAATTAAGTTCCGACAGCGATGGTATGTATTTCAAATTAGATATGAAAGGTTTACAACCCGAAAGATATTATCGTATCTTATTAAAACATATTAATAATGATGGGACAACAACATATGATAATAAATATATTTTTAAAGTTATTAGATAATGGGGTTGAATATATCATTAAGAAAAAAGATATATAATAATAAAGAAGCTACTGATTCTTTAAAAGGAGAATTCTCCGATATTATTAAATCAAAACCTAAAATAAATACAAAAAAGTTTTTTGAAGGATATAAAAATCATTTTTATAAAATTCCTAAAGAGGGACAATTATCTCATACAACTTTAATAAACCAAAGTCAAGAATATTTAGATGACTATAAAGATATACATGAAGATAAAATATTGCAATTAAATGATGAAATTGAAAGATTAAATGAACTATTATCAAATAAACAAAGTTATATACAAGAAGAACATTTTTTTTATCCTGATAAAACACTTTTAAAGTATGAAAATAATGCAAATCTTTTACCAGTTTGGGTTATGCAAAAAGCAGCTAAAAGAGAAATAAAAAGCGAAGCCATACTTCGAACTATAATAAAAGCATTTGGTCATAAACACGATACACCTTTAGAAGACATAGTTCAAAAGGTAGATATTGGTACATTGACCGACATAACAGAGGGACCACTAATAGCAACAGATAGTGATTTAAATAAATTTAAATTTGTCACAAGTGATATAACATATACATTAAGAGATCTTGTAGACTATACAGTTTCAGAAGTTACATGTATAGAAGGAAAACAAGATGATTTATATGATTTGTATAAACCAATAAACTCTGATGGATGGCAAATAAATGGGTTATCTCATGGTGAAGGTAAAAACAGACCAAGAAAAGATTATCTAGAGGGGGGAGGTTGTGAAATACGTAAATTTGGTATTGAATTAAATGAAGCAGGAGAAATATATTCATCAACTGAAAGGATATATCCAGGGGAAACTAAAAAAATATGGTATAGAAATGATCCTACAGATCCTACTAGGATAATGATAAGCGTCAAAGGATTTATAAGAGAAGTAATAGAGGTAAATGGAACTTTAAAACTAACAGAGGAAGAATATCGTAAAGATGAATTAGGTCGTATATTTTCTAATCTTTCACCGGGAACACAGGGGTTAATTAGTGTTGGGGGCTCCACAAGAGTTAAATTTTGGGATGTCCCTCAACAACACGATCAATATTAACATGGCAATTGAAAAAGAAATACCATTAAATAAAAATATTTTTAGTATTAAAGATGCAAAAAGATTTTTAGATAGGGATTTTATAGAATTTTTACCTAAAAAAATAAAAATAAACGAATTATTTGACCTATATGATTCTTTATTTTATGAAATAGAAATATATGGAAAAAAATCTCATGCTTCTATAATAAAACAAAGCTCTAAATATGCGGGCATCCCCCCAAACCCAAAATCACAAGAAATAGAAAATTTAAAAGACCAAATACAAAATTTAAAAGACGATATAGATTCTATAGAAGACGAACACCCTATTATACTTAACAGATCTATAGTCCAAAATAGAACAAATAACGAACTTAACTACTATATAGAATCAGGTAGGAAAAGACAAATATTTGATGATAGGGCTTTTCAACTTATAAAAGGACAAACAGGATATAAAAAAAACACTCCAAATTCAGAGTTTGTTGTATTATTAAATGATGAAGCTATAGGGGGAATAATTAGTGGGCCCCCCATAAATACACCAGAGGATCTAAATATAGATATATTAGAAATCAATAGATATGGACAAAAATTAGCTAATATAATAGACTATAATAAAAAAGAAGCTAATTAATGGAACTAATATCAAAAATAAAATCTGATCCAAACATCCTTTTACCTAACGTATCTTCTAAAGAAATAGAAAAAAGCTTTAGATTAGGAGACACTATAGAAGTACATATATTTGATTTATTTGGTAATAATTTATCATCATTAGTCCCCTTTACAGATTATATAATTACAGATACTTCTATTAATGTAGAACCTAGAGAAATATTAAGATCTGAGGGGTTTACTTATGGAAAATTGAAGCTTCAATTTTTTGTCCAAAGAACAAAAATATTCAAAACAGATGAGGACCCCTTTACAATTACAGAAATTTCCCCTTCTCGTAGAGAAATTAGATTAATAAGCCCTAAAATTAAAAATGGTTTATTTAGAACATCAATAAAATCTTTTATCTCAGAAATAGAAAATTCTTCTTATTTTAAAGAATTTATTTTAAACTTTGGAGGGGGAATAAACATCACA